TGAGGCTTATGTCCGTACCGGTTACATCGGTTCCGTTGCTGGTGTTCCCGTTGTCGTGTCCAAGGCTGTTCCTGCTGGCAAGGGTTATCTGGCTACCAAGGATGCCGTTACCCTGTTCATCAAGAAGGACACCGAGACTGAGTACGAGCGTGACGCTGATACCCGTAACAACTCTTACTGGGTTCGTAAGTGCGCTGTTGTTGCTCTGACTGACGACACCAAGGCAGTCAAGATTGCTATCGGCGCTTAATCAGCTCCAACTTAGTGCGGGGGTGGGGTGTCTGCTCCCGCACATTTTCTAAGGAGGATTAAGTATGATTGATGAAATCAGAATCATGCTGGGTGAAGCCAGCGACAACTATTCTGATGCGCAGATTGGCTTGGCTCTGAAACACGCTCTGGCAGAGGTTGAGAGCTACTGCAAGAGAAAGATTGATTATGAGCTGGAGATTTGTGCTGAGAGAATTGCTGTCCTTAAGCTCCTGCGCCAGAACACCGAGGGTTTGGCTTCCCAGTCCTTCAGCGGCGTAAGTGAGAGCTATGTGGACGGCTATCCTGCCGATATTCAGGCAATCTTGGACAGGAAAAGAAAGATTACAGTTCTGGGGTGATTTGATGATTGTAGCAGATATGCGTACATACGATTACTTCACCTATGGCGACAATGATGGCTATGGACAGCCCACACTGTCAGAGACGGTGCAGGGCTCTGTCAAGATGGCTATCAACACAACCTCCCAGTCTGTCCAAGACAATATCAACTACAAGGACGCTTCTTACATCGGCTTGACTCTCGCCAGCGTGGATGACACCTATGTTATCCAGTACGGTGACGAGAAACTCAAGGTTCTGTATGTTCAGCCCAAGGGCAGATTTAAGCAAGTGTTCATGGGTGAAATGTGATGGATATCAAGTTCACCGGCTTGGAAAGCGTTCTGAGCAAATTGGATGAACTTGGCGACACAGGGAATTACGAGGCAGCAGTAGGCAAGGCGTGCGCACTGGTGGAGCGGGATGCCAAAATCAAGGCTCCCAAGGATAACGGACATTTGCGCCGCAGTATCACCAGTAAGGTAGAGTCGATTGGTGGAGAAATCACCGGCACTGTTTACACTCCCCTCGAATACGCTCCCTATGTTGAGTTTGGCACGGGTTTGTTTGCGGAAGAGGGAGGCCGCAAGGATGTACCGTGGCATTACAAGGACGACAAAGGCGAATGGCATTCCACTTCTGGACAAAAGCCACAGCCATTCATTCGTCCTGCACTGAATGACAATCGAGAGAAGATTGTCCAAATGATTAAGGAGGGCATCAGCAATGATTAACTATCATAAGGAATTGGTTGCTGCCCTTGGCACAGTCCTCCCCACACACTATGAGATGACACTGACAAGCAAGACTGCCACTCCGTGTATCAGTTATATGGAGTTGAATAACTATGTATCTGCGCAAGGCGATACTTTGGGTTATAGCGCTATTGGCTATCAGGTAAAGGTGTGGGCTACGGATATTGCAACTATCCAAAAGTACGCTTTGGAGCTGGATGTCGTTCTGCGTGAACTTGGGTTCAAGAGAACTGCGAGCGTAGAACTCTATGACAATAACAGTTCCATGATTCAAAAGGTTATGACTTACGAAGCCCTGGCTTTGGAGAGTTTTAACCAAGACTAAATAATATAGGAGGCTATAACTATGGCTGGTATTCTGACTAAGGGCATTACCCTTTCTTACAAGGCTGCTGAGGCGGCTGATTACACCGTTCTGACTAATCTGCAGGAGATTCCTTCCATCGGCAACGCAAGCCCCCGCTCTCGTGTCGATGTCACCACTCTGGATGACGATAAGATGCAGAGCATCGCTGGCCTGCAGGAAGAGGCTGAGTCCGATCTGGCATTCAAGTTCCTGTACGAGAAGACTCAGTTTGAGACTCTGATGGCAATTACCGAGAAGACTGATTGGCGTGTGTCCATGCCTAACGGCGTGTATGCCGACTTCGTTGGTATCCCTGCTGTCGCATTTGACGGCGCTGGCGTGAACGCCGCTGTCACCTACACCCTGAACATTTCTGTTGAGGGCGAGTTCGAGTTTGGCTCTGCTGCCTAACTCATAACGAGATAATGAACCAATGGGGGCTGGCCTAAGTGCCGCCCCCTACTACAACTAAACTTAAGGAGAGATTAAATATGTATACTGAACTGATTATTGGCGGCGATACCTATAAGCTGCGTCTGAACACCCGTGCATCCATCCAGCTTGAAAAGGCTCTGGGTTGCAATCCTATGAACATCCTGATTGCTATGGAGAGTGGCAATCTGCCTACTGGTGTTGGTGCAGTCAATCTGCACGCAAAGACATATCTCATTATCGGCAGCTATAGCCGATTTGAGGACTATAAAGCAAACAGTGGCAAACGGACAGGTTGCTTCTGGATTGGGTAAGGAGGTGAAATATGGCTGATTTTTCTATGCAGCTCGTTGCGTATGATGCCCCAGCTCAAGACATCTATGGATGGCGCTTCACGGTATCGTGCGATAGAGTTGTAGATGTATCAACAAAGACAACTACTATTAACTGGCAACTCGTACAGGAGCCCGCAGGCAACCTGCTTAATCAAACTGCTATCTCAGAAGTGGGATTAACTACACTTACTATCAACGGTGTAGCAGTTTATTCCGAGGAACATCCAAGCATTATTGAGGGGTGGGCTAATGGCAACACGACAGGTTATTACCCCTATGGTAGTGTTACTGGAACAATCCAGTATGACTGGGATGACGAGAGCTGGGAACGATACACGGATACAGGTTTAGCATCGGATACAATGGATATCCCAGTCGTATTCACCACCGGTGGAGAAACTGTTTCTGGTACTTTTCGTATTAACGGTGCTTATGCGCCATTCTATATTTTGCAGAACCCAGCCCAGATTGGTGGTTTGGCTGCTTGTGTAGTTACAACGGATTTGCCAAGTCTTTTTACCTGCGATATCTCATACTCGTTTGGTGATAAGTACGGCACAGTCGTTGAGGGTGCAATCGGCCCCAAAGTCTATACTTGGACGATTCCCGAAGACTTCTACGATGAACTGCCTGCAGACGCTTCTTCTATGAGAGGTACGCTGACTGCAACAACCTATTATGACGGAGACTACTATGGTGAATGCACTACAGAGTTCATTGCAGCTACATTCGCAGATGATGTGCCTGAAATCACAGTTGAGCTATATGACACTGATAGTGAAATCGTTGCCTTGACTGGCAACAATGGTATCGTTGTACCGGGTTACTCCGACATTTATTACAGCATGACTGCCACAGCCAAGAATGGCGCGAACATCAAGTCTGTTAAGGCATCTGGCGATGTCGTGTTCCCTACAACTACTGGCACATTTGAGAACACACGAACTGCGAAGTATGTGTTCTATGCAACTGATACGAGAGAGCTTGTCGGGACAAAAACTGTTATCATGCCAATGGTGGACTATGTGAAGCCTACGGTGAATATCGCCGATGTTTATCTGGACGGTACTGGTGAGTTGACATTCACCATTAGCGGCAATAGCTTCGGTGGTAGTTTCGGTGCAGTTGACAATGCGCTGGTGCTCCAATATAGAATCAAGGTTGGTAGCGGAAGTTACGGAGATTGGGTGACAGTTTCTACATCATTTGGTTCTAAGAGCTACTATAGTACCATTACCATTAGTGGCCTCGACTATCAGGGTTCTTATTTTATTCAGGCTCGTATTCAGGATAGCTTGAATGAAATGGTGTCAGAGGAGATCCCCATCAACAGTAAACCTATCTTTGACTGGAGTAGCGAAGACTTTAACTTCAATGTTCCTGTCAATGTTAATGGAGATGTCGCCGTTAGTGGCGCCAGTAGCTTTAGTGGAGATGTCGCCTTTAACGGTAGAACATCTGGCCTTCAGGCTGCAGATATTGAGGGGTTGAATCTGCCTCATTATGCTACCTGTATGACAGCCAATAGCGAATATGCAAAAGAAGCCGAGTGTAGTGGACTGTTCACATTGAGCGAGGGTGCAAGCATCCGTATCAAGTTCTTCTATGGTAACTCAGCTACATCCCCTACGCTGAATGTCAATAATACAGGCGCATATCCGATTAGAGAGCGTTCTGGGGTAAGTCCTGACATGAGGTATAAGTGGAGTGGCGATGGTGCTGTAAAAGACTTTGTGTTTGATGGTACATATTGGCTCGTAGTAGATGGTGAAATTGCCAGTGAGTTCCAGTATGGCAAGACGATACTTACAAGTGTAGTTGATGCCACAACCAATAAGGCTGTTACACCTTCTGGTGTTCAGCAGGCTATTGCATCAGCAATGGGTACTGCGGCATCAGTTGGTACTTGGACACCGTCATGTTATGGCACTGGTACAAAGACTGGCTGGTATGTCAAAATTGGGAAAATGGTAATTCTCGGATTCTACATCAAGGTATCCAGCACTCCGACAGAACTGACAGAACTTTCCATTGGCGGTGTGCCTTTTACACTGGCATATCCCGCGTCTGGTGGCGGTACTTGTTATAATTACTACTACCCTACATCTGGAACCTTTACTGGTTGGCAATGGGATGGTAGTTATATCAAGGCGATTGGTGCAACAATCCCGTCTTTCGGTAGTGCTGACACATC